AGCAAATAATGGTGGTCTTTTACTTCGTTCTGCAAGATCTCCTGGAGGACTTGCGGAAATATTATCTTCTGTTCACGTCCCCCTTTGACTCGATGACTCTCGACATCACCGATTGTGATCTCTCGGGAATCGATATCGACCTCACTCCATCGCAGAAAGAGGAGCTCGGATCCTCTGAGGCCAGTGTGTCGTAGTACGTGATGAGCGAGGAGCAACAGCCTCCACCTTTTGCCTTCTGCCTGTTTACCCACCAGATACTTTTCTAGCTGATCAAGCTCCTCCTCAGTAAAGGCAGCGACCGGTTTGCTGGTCTCTCGCAGCATCGTGACCTTGACGGGAGCGGTACTGTTCTGTTCGGCAGACCACTTAGCAAAGACACGCACTGCTCTCAAATAGCTATTGATACTCGCTGTTGATCTGCCAGCTTTACGCTCTGCTCTGATAAGCTCCTGGATCCCCTTGTCAGAGAGCTCTGGTAATTTTGCTAGCGCATTCTTGTAATCCCGATAGGTCCCTCGAGCTCGAGTGTTGAGGATCATTTCGAGGAACTGTTGACGCTGATCTGATGACGTAGATGTACGTCCCTGGTCATTATCCTGATATAATTTCTCGAGTAATTGATTTTTCCGCTGCTCAGATCGCCCACAGATCTGTTTTAGTTCCTCAACGGATATCAGAGTAACCTCCTTGCCTGTCTCGTGATAGCGACCGATGTAGACGTTTCTGCTCGGATGTTGGTAAATACGAACTTTTTTTCTTCCCATTTACGTCATTCTTACGATGAGTGCTACCCGTCCGATCAAGCCAAAGTCACTCCCATCATCTGGAGATACGGTCATCTCTCTATACTGCGGATTATCTGAGATGATCCGTATTAAATTAAACTCTTTCTGTAATCTTTTTACAAAAGCCGAGTCCTCTACTCGGATCAGATAGAGCCCGTCACTAGTATAGCCACTGCTAAACTCCACACCGACAAAATCCCCGTGAGCGATCGTAGGCCACATTGAGTCTCCCTCCACTTTGACCAGCCCAACTTTCCCATTATCTGGGAGCCACTGTTTAGGGATCTGGAGCTCCTGCTTTACGTGCTCGATCCCCTGGTACTCACCGTGTCCTGCGGACACTCGGACGTTGTACTCAGGGATCTTCCTATAGTTCCGTTGCATTTGTTGATTATCATCAACGGTTTTTTTGCCTGTGTGCTCTGCCAGAAAGATATCAAGTGTTTTTGGATCAATCCCACGACTCTCCAATAGTTCGCGCACTGCTAAGATATCAATTGTCCCACGAATTTTACGCTGGCTAAAAGCTGCGGGTGTTTGCCCTAAAGCCTTTGCTAATTCTGCCTCAGAGCGCAATCCGAGCTTGAATCGAACAAACTCTACAAGATCGTCTTGGTGCATTTTATCCTAAAGTCTCAATTTTTATTGTTGACTGAAATATACTTAGAATATATATATTAAAAACTATCTAGAATCGCTTGATAGTATTCAATATTTGAGCCTAGGCAATCTCGCCACCACGACCCAGACAGGACAAACGCAAAGAGGACGCATGAGGAAATATAAAGACCAATGGACACAGACTATATATGACGATTGCCTGCGAAGATTGAGAGACGGGCTAGGGCAATCTCTTATAGATCACCCGAAAACTACGGGGCGCAAGCCGTACTTAGGTAATCGGGTCACTGAAACAATTTGGCGAGGCGTTCATAGTTCGTTGTTCCCGGAACAAACGTGGTCAGAGTTTAGGGGAACAAAGTTATATGGGGCATTTGCCGCTGGGCGTGATTGGGCAAAACAAAACAACTGAACCTTTACCAAAATCGAAAATCAAAGACTTATGAGCCCAGGAAGGCAACTCCTCCCTCTTGCCTCTCGACAGTGACGTTGAGACTGGGCTCCCCCCAACACATAGGAGTGTGTGCCTACCCTGTCAGCCGTCAAGGATTGCATCCAGTGTGGGAAGCCTGTCCCAAAGGGTCGATACAGTCTCTGCTCTCGGACTTGCCGAGATGCCCAGAGACGTAATCCCAAGCCAGTGACGCTCGAGTGTGAGGTTTGTAAAAAGCCTTATTCCTTTTTGATGACGGCTGCCAACTATCGGAGGAAGTACTGCGACGACTGCGTGAAGGTTTCAAAACGCAGATCATACGCTGCCAATCGTCAGATGATGGGTGTCCGTAAGTATCGCGACAGTGATTCTGAGTATCCACTCGCTTGGATCCCAACCGCTAAAGAGTATCCGGATTGGATCGGCCAGCCCAGCGAACCGATGCCAATTGAGGGCTCTGCCTACCAGGAACAAATCCAAGCATTCTTAGACCGTGGAGGCCAGGTTCAACATCTGCCAGCGATGCCAGCAGATGTGACTGGCCACGATGATCATCAAATCCTACTTAGAGGCTCAGATGAATGACATCAAAGAAGTTCAACTCAAAAGGAAAATCTCGCTTTGCGGCCAAGGGCCCAGCAAGCGTGGGGAAGATCCTAAAGACAGTGTGGAGTCCAGAAGAAGGACACTTGCGCTGGTCCCCTTCGCGTGGGCAATACATCGATAATGATCAGGCATTACTAGAGGAGAAAAATTGGGAGAAACAATTTCAAAATTATCAGAGCTCGTCCAAACCAAAAAACGAAGGCAACCGCTCAAGTGTGTCTTCGTTGGAAAGCCCAAGACCGGTAAAACAACCCTCGTCTCATCCTTCGTTAAGTCGCTTCTTGGAGATGTTGAGAAATCAGCAGAACGGTACGGATTCCCAAGACTAGATTGGGCAGCGATTGACTTTCCGGAGATCCTCAACCAGCTACGGCTGCTCTATAGCGAGGATCACGACTTCAACGCTTTCCACATCGACAGCGCGGATTGGCTAGAGCAGAAGATCTGGATCCAGGTTCTGAAGGATCAGTTTCGGGAGCAGTGGAAGGACAAGACTATTGACGATATTGGCTTTGCGAAGGGCCGCATCGCTGCGCTGAAGTACTGGCAACAGATCCTCAGTGCTCTGGATGCTCTTCATTCTCATCGAGAGATGCACGTTGGATTTGTGACTCACGCCCAGGTCAGGACGGTGATCAATCCTCTATTGCCTGAGCACGATCGATGGGAGCCAAAGCTCGACAAACGAGCTTCTGGCTTACTCACCGAGTGGGCTGAGTTGATTGGCTTCCTGGATCTCAACAGCGAGGTCTACAAGCAAGGAGGTGAGGACAAGGTCACGATCAAACAGGAGCGAGTACTCTACGTTGCAGAGAGCTCTGCGTATCTAGCTGGCAACCGTTTTGGGCTTACGGATCCCATCATCAATCCGGATTACGAGACCATTGTCAAAGCGATCAGTAAGAAGTGATACGTGGTCTGCTGTGGCCAAGCGTGGTGGGTTATGTCGGGCTGGTGTCAGGTGTAATCCGGTCTGTCGAGGTCTGTTCGGGCAAAGCCAGGTTGTGTGAGATGCGATGCGGTCTGATAAGGCAAGGTCATCACAATATCAGAATTTAATCCTTTTAGGCTAGGTACGGTGAGACTGTGTAGGATCAGGTCAGTTGAGGTGTGCTGGGATATGATGCGATGGGGTGCGGCTAACGACAGAACAGAGGGACTGATGGTCCTTCTCTCCTATCGTTAGATAGGGCTCAAGGTGTGTTCGGTTAAGGTGGGCTAAGTTGCGTTTCGGTATGTTCGGGCAAGGCTCGACGAGGTGAGGCAAGGCCGTGCTTGGCAAGACAGGACCTAGAATTATACACACTTGGAGTGGCGAGGCGTGATCGCCTCCCGACTTCTACTCTCTCACTCAAGAAAAGGTAATCACTATGGAAATCTTACGTTTCCGTATTAAGGGCGATACGCCTCTGATGATGCACAATAACGTAGCTTGTGATCCGTTGCATCCTTTAGCCAAGCAGATGAAGAAAATTTCGTCTGTACGAAACAAGACGGATGAGCATCACGAGGAGCTTGCTTATATCGAGTACCAAGCTGGGATCTATCACGATCCTAAGATTGGTCCTTACATACCTGGTAGATGTGTTGATGCCTTGCTCAGGGAAGCAGCCAAGTTCTCCAAAAAAGGCAAGACCGTTACGAGAGCTCTGCAAACCGTCGAGGACAAGGTAAAGCTCCTCTACGATGGGCCACGTGATATCCAAGGCTTGTATTCAAAGTGTTACCGAGATCGTAGGCCAGTCACTGTCAACAGAAGTACAGTGATTCGGACTCGCCCATTCTTTGAGGAATGGGCTGCAGAGTTCCAGGTAGCGATTGATCCGAGTCAATTAGATGCCATCGAGGTCAGAAACTTTCTGGAAGTTGGTGGTCGTCTAGTAGGTCTCTGTGATTATCGGCCAACTTACGGAAAGTTTAATCTGGAGGCAGCGGCTTAATATGGGAGAGCTCACCATTTACCCGATGTGGAAAGCGAAAGTTTCCGAAATTCTGGAAGTCTACGAGATTGGTGAGCTCGTCCCTCACCAATACTTTTACGATCTCTTTGATGTTTACCCCAACGAACCTGGGATTACCGTTGATGCCTACAAGAGCAGACAGATTGATTTTATGCAGAACCTTATTGGGTTCCGAGACTGCCTGCTGATTGACCACAAAATTGATCTCGTCAACGTCAGGACAGAGGGCTACCGAATGGTCCCTCCTAGCGAACAGGCAGAGCTTGCAGAAAGACAACTACATCAGCACCTCACCAAGATGCTGGATAAGACAATTCGGAGAGTTTCCTACACTCGAATGGAAGAGTTGGAAGATCACCAAAAGCAACGACATAGAGACGTCGCTGTACGACTAAAACGCTTGTCTCTAATGGCATCACAGGAGCGCAAGCAAATCCCAAAGTTGCGTGAGCAAATAACTTTAGAAAGTGAAGGTATTAATGAGTGAAACCGTTCTTTTTGACCCACAAAACACGACGATTGAGATACGCGATCGGATCCTGGGTAGTGGAAATTACACTGGTTCGGTCGATAGCTTCGAACTTCTCGAGCCTATCGCCAACGGACAGCAGTACCAGATCACCTTCCGATCT